TTAGAAAAAGCATATTTTATCTTAGAAATGCAAGATAAATGGGACAGTGAAGATTATAAATATGCAAATGAATTAAAAGAAAAAATTAAGAAATTGAAAGGAGAGAATTAGATGATTAAAGACTTAATAGAAGTAAAACAGTTACCTGTAATAGAAGAACAATTAAGAAGCGTAAGTACAGTTATAGATGAAAGAGTAAAAAATGCAACTAGTTTAGTATGCACAGAAGAATCAGTAAAAACAATAAAAGAAATAAGAGCTGAATTGAATAAAGATTATAAAGAATTTGAAACAAAAAGAAAATTAGTGAAAGAGCAAGTATTAAAACCTTACAACGATTTTGAGAATGTTTATAAAGAATGCATATCTGATAAATTTAGAAATGCAGACTTAATCTTAAAAGGAAAAATAGACAATGTTGAAAATGAATTAAAAGCAAAAAAAGAACAAGAAGTAAAAGATTATTTTGAAGAATATAAAACAGCTAATAATATTGATTTTATTACATATGGACAAGCAAGAATAAATGTAACATTATCAGCAAGTATGAAAAGTTTGAAAGAACAAGCAAAACAATTTATAGACAAAATAACAGATGATTTAAAATTAATTGAAACACAAGAACATAAAGCAGAAATATTAGTTGAATATAAACAGACATTAAATGTATCACAAGCAATAACAATGGTAACAAATAGATTTAAAGCAATAGAAGAAGAAAAGAAAAAAGAAGAACAAGAAAAAGAACTTCAAAAATTTGTTGTTGATACTGCAAAAGAGTCAGACAAGTATAGTGAACAAATAATATTAAATTCACCATCCGTAGAAGAAAAAACAGAAGAAATTTTAACTTTAAAATTTACAGTAAGAGGAACAAAAACAAAATTAAGAGAATTAAAACAATTTTTAGAAAATGGGGGATATGATTATGAGTAATGAAACACAAAAAAATAATGAATTAATGGTTAAATTTGATATTGATGGAAATGAAATTAAATTAACACCAAGTATAGTACAAGAATATATAGTAGGAACAGATGCAAAAATAACTAATCAAGAATTTAAGTTATTTACAGAACTTTGCAAGGTTAGAAAATTAAATCCATTTTTAAGAGAAGCTTATTTAATTAAATATAAAGCAGGAGTACCAGCACAATTAGTTGTAGGAAAAGATGCAATACTTAAAAGAGCTGTATTGAATCCAAATTATGACGGAATGGAAAGTGGAATTATAGTTCAAAAATCAGATGGAACAGTAGAAGAAAGACAAGGAACATTTAAGTTAGGAGATGAACAACTTGTAGGTGGTTGGGCTAGAGTATTTAGAAAAGATTGGTCACACCCTACATATTCAAGTGTAAGCTTTAATGAAGTAGCACAAAAAACAGGACAAGGTCAATTAAATTCTAACTGGAATAATAAAGGTGCGACAATGGTAGAAAAAGTAGCAAAAGTAAGAGCATTAAGAGAAACATTTGTTGAAGATTTAGCAGGAATGTATGAAGCAGAAGAAATGCAACAAGAAATTCCACAACAAGAGCCTATTGAAATACAATCAGAAATAGAAGAACAAACAGAAGAGACAAAAGAGGTATCAATGAATGAACTATAAAATTATATCGAGTTGTAGTACAGGAAATGCAACAATAATAAAAGACATAATTTTAATAGATTGTGGAGTTACTTTTAAAAGATTAGAGAAGTATTATAAGCAATTAAAAATAGTGCTTCTTACACATATACATTCAGACCACTTTAAGAAAGAAACAATAAAAAAATTAGCACAAGAAAGACCAACTCTAAGATTTGCTTGTTGTGAATGGTTATTAAAACCACTTTTGGAGTGTGGAGTTGAAAGAAAGAATATAGATGTACTTCAAATTGGCACGAAATACGATTATAAGCTATTTAAAATTGTACCAATCAAATTATATCATGATGTACAGCAATGTGGTTATAGAGTGCTATTTGATGATTATAAAGTAATCTATATGACAGATACAAAAACAGTTGAGGGAATAAGTGCTAAAAATTATGACTTATATCTTGTTGAAGGCAATTATGACGAAGACGAGATAGAAGAAAGAATAAAAGAAAAACAACAAGACTGCAAATATGTATATGAATTTAGAACAAAAGATAGTCATTTAAGTAAACAACAAGCAAGTGAATTTTTATTAAATAACATGGGAGAAAATTCAGAATATGTTTTAATGCATCAACATGTAGAAAGGTAACAAAAATGGAATTTGAAAAATTATATATGTTCAACCCTTTTACAATTCAAAATGCAGATAGCAAACAAATAGCAGATACATATACAAAATTACAAAACGAATTAAAAGATAATCCTGATACAGGATTTGAAATATCAAAAAATATAGAAATATATGCAAATATGAATTACTTAATAGGAGAAATGATAGCAAGAATACAGCAAGAATATGACACATTAAAAACAGATATTTCTATATCAGAAAATAAACAGGTATATATGCAAAGAAAGCAATGGCAAGAAACTAATAAAGAAAAGGCACCAGCAATGAGTTATTTTGAAGCTATGGCAAAGGAATATGTAAAGGAAGATAGCAAGAAATTAGCAGAATTAGGAGCTAGATTATTTAGATTTAAAAAGGCATATGAGAGTATAGACAGTAAA